CATCATCTGCTTGAAGTTTTGCGAGCCTTCGAGTCTGAAAAAGATCTGGGCTTCGTCGGTAGTAGCTTGCCAGATGATGTTCTCCACAAGTCTGTTTCGGTCCGTAATGCCTAGTTTCTCTGGCGCCAGATTGTGCACGACGTGCTCGACAATTCTTTTGGCATGACTCCAGAACTTGGTGTCTACAGCTCGTTGCAAGAGGTAGTGTTGCGTCGAATCGAAGCTTGAGCCGTCGAGGCTGAGGCTGACCGGGTTCTTGAACTTGGCCGCCTTTGCCTGAATGCTGGATGCAAGGTCAGCGAGGTTCTTACCGTGGCAAAATGCGTCGTCCCATCTCTTGATGCTTTCAAACAAGTAGGACTGAATGTACGTCGACCAGGAACACAAGTTCTCATTGGGAATCCAGATCAGTCGGGCACGTTCAGAAACGTCGTAGAGGCACTGCTTCTCGTTGATGTTCAACTTGGTGGTGGTTTGGACTTCACCAGATTTGACCATGGCTTTGAAGCTGATGTCTCGAAGCACTTCGGGGTCGTGAGCGGCGTTCAGAATGTTGCGCAAATATTTCTTTGCCTTCTCCGGTTCGAACTTCTTGACCCATTCGCTGGGAGGTAGCCATCGCAAAGAATCAATGAAGTTGCTGTCGCTAAGGAACTGACCGTAATTGCCGAAATAGGAGTCAGTCCATCTGCCGAAATCATCTACAACGTTCTGTGATGGTTGCACTTGTGAGGTGAAGTGACGGTCGTAGAAGGCAGATACCAGACTGAGAGGAGCTTTGCTGTCGAATTCATACTCGATGGAATCGCTGCCGTTGACAATCGAGGTGTAACCTAGGTCCATAACGAGCTGTTCTCGGATACTGCCTTGATTCGGAGCTTGCTCGGTAGTAAAGCTGGTCGACGGCGCGGTTAGCCATTTAGCAATAAGCTTGGTGGTGGCCTGGTTCCATAACACGGCATCTGGTGAACAGGAGACAAGGCAGGGAGCAGTACACACGATTGACTCGACCGGCACCTTCTTCACGTAGTAGTATGGTCTGGAGTAGATGGCGCCTAGCATCTTGAATGGGTTGGCTTCGACTCTCAACTTGGTCTTCTTCTCTTTGACGACAAGAACTGCATTCATGTCAGGACTACTGACTGCTTGAGCATGCTTGAGGAATCCAGCGACTGCTTTATTTCTCTCAACATAGGTGAATTCACTCCAGTGGTCGGCGGTTTCTGGGCCTACTGGCACAACCGGCATGGTCTCGAACTCATGGTCGATGTCGGCATTATCATCTTTACGTCC